ACCCTGCGGGGCTTAGGATGGAGCTGTTGATGAACAGCGAACAATACAAGAAACGTCGGTTTAAAATAATCAACATTCCCGCACTCGATGAGAACGATGAATCCAACTTCTACTACGACTACGATGTTGGGTTCAGTACGGAGTATTACCGCCAGAGACGTGCATCATTCGAACGCAACAACGATATGGCTTCATGGGTTGCGCAATACATGGGCGAACCTATAGAGCGTGAAGGCACGGTATTCAATCCTGAGGATATGCGGTACTACAACGGCGAGCTTCCGGAAGGCGAACCCGATAGGGTGTTTCTTGCGTGTGACCCGTCATTCGGCGGTGGTGACTATTGTGCCGCTCCAGTGTGCTACCAGTACGGTGAAGACATTTACGTTCACGATGTTGTGTACGACAACGGCGATAAGCGCATAACCCAACCCCTGCTTGCAAGAGCGATAATTGATAACAACGTCAGGACAGCGCAATTTGAAGCCACAAAGGCTACTGAGACGTACAGAGACGGCGTACAAGAGCTTTTAAAGCAAAAGGGGTACAGAATATCGATAACGACAAAAGCCGCTCCTACACGCACTACAAACGGCGTGAGCGCAATGAAGGAACAGCGCATACTCGATAAAGCACCTGAAATCCGTGAACGGATGATATTCCGTGAAGAGGGAAAACGCACAAAACCGTATTCGTTGTTCATGCAGAATGTATTCTCGTTCAAATTCATGGGCAAGAACAAGCATGATGACGCTCCCGACAGCCTCGTTATGGCAATGAACATGGTGACAGGCAGACGGCAGAGGGCTGATATATTCCAGCGTCCGTTCTAAATTACAAACCCTTGACAAACATTTTAGAATGTGCTATGATATAATAGAGTATATAGAAACGGCGGTGGATGAATGGGCGTTCCAAAATACAGACTGAATTATTACGGCAGAGAGCCTATTTACACGGACGAAACTGCCGTTACTGTTGAAAACTTGCTTGATGTTTTGCAGAAAGCTTTCAAGGTACATATCCTTAACCGTTCGGATATTGACTATTTGTATAATTACTATAAAGGCAAACAGCCGATTCTCGAACGCACGAAAGAGTTTCGCAAAGACATATGCAATGTTGTTGTAGAAAACCATGCAAATGAGATAGTGTCGTTCAAAACAGGCTATCTTATGAGCAATGCAATACAGTACGTCTCAAGAGACAGCGATGTGCGCAACGTTGATGCTGTTGATGCGCTGAACAAGTACATGCAGGCGGCTTCAAAGGCTTCGTGTGACAGAGTGCTTGCCGAATGGTTTGCGATATGCGGTGTTGCTTACAGAATCGTACTCAAGCGTGACGATGCAGAGGGCGGCGACGTAAACCCGATTATGGCATACAACCTTGACCCAAGGAACACGTTTGTGGTGTATTCAAGCGGCATTGGGCATGAGCCTATGCTCGGCGTTTCCTACGTTCAGCATGATGACGGCTCGGCTATTCTGTCTTGCTACACAAAAACGGAGTACTTCAAGGTTGGCTATCCCGCCACTGTCGGATTGAACGGCATGGGCGCAATACAAGAACACACCGAACATATCCTCGGCGACATTCCGATAATCGAATACCTACAGAACCCTGCAAGGCTCGGCGCATTTGAAACCGTATTGACGCAGCTTGACGCACTGAACATTATCTCCTCGAACCGCCTTGACGGTGTAGAACAGTTTATACAGTCCATACTCGTTACCAAAGGCATTGACCTAATCGATGACAGCGGCGAGAAGATTGACCTTTATGCGCAATTGCGTGAAATGCTCGGATTGAACCTTCCTGCCGACGGTGACGCAAAGTATTTGACGCAGGAACTCAACCAAACACAAACGCAAACGCTTGTTGATTATCTTTATCAGTCCGTGCTTGTTGCTTGCGGTATGCCAAACAGAAACGGCGGTTCAAGCACCTCGGACACAGGCACTGCCGTCACCATGCGTGACGGTTGGGCTGATGCGGAAGCAAGGGCGAAAGACACCGAACAGATGTTTGAGCCTTCGGAACGGCGTTTCCTCGGTATTGTCTTGCGGATACTTGATGCAACACGGCATATAACGCTCGCCAATGACGATATTGCCATCGTATTTACACGGCGTAATTACGAAAATATGCAGAATAAGGTGCAGGTGTTTGCAACGCTTAGAGCGATTGAAAGCTTCCCGCCTTTGCTTGCATATGAAATCAGCGGCATTACTCCCGACCCGACAAGGGGTTGGCTTATGGAACAGGAATATGCGGCTTCACAGGAACGCAAAAAGCTTGAGGCATATAAGGCAATGAACACGATTGACCTGCACGGAGGCAATGAATGACGGATTATTTTGACATTGTGGATGATTCGATTGATTCGTTAAAAGCGCAAGTCGCTATCCTGTACTATGATTTGCGCAAGAATGTGGCAAAATTCGATTCAATCAACGTTATCGGCAACATGAACACGCTGAAACAGCGGATTTTGCAATTGTCCGTTGATGCGTTTTTCGTTATGGCAACAAAGCTTCATGCCGAATTGTCCGAAAAAGCGCATTCGGAAGCCCCGACACGCTCATGGGTGCGTGAACGCATGTATGACTACTGCCGAACCACAAAGTACGTTATAGCGCATGAGATTGAACGCAAGTGCGACAGAGCGGCGGAGGCGGTCATATGCTCAAACAAGCCCAAAGACGAATTGGACAATGCGCTTAGGCTTATGCTGCTCACCCTGCTTGCGGCTGGCGAATACATAACCTATGAGGTTGTTTTGAAAACGTTCAAGGATGATGGTGCTGAAAAGGTACGTTGGGTTGCCGAAAAGACCCTCCGCACTTGTGACACCTGCCTTGACAGAGACGGCGAAATTTATCCGATAGATTCCGTGCCGCCTCCCCCACACGTTAACTGTCGTTGTATACTCGAACGAGTATATTGACGGTTTTGCATATATCAGAGAGAACTGTAAACACACTACTCAGAGAGAACTGTAAACGCGAAAGGATTTATTATGGCAAAGATTGATACTGCAAAGATTGATGGATATGCCGATATGACGGCGGAAGAAAAACTCGCCGCTCTTGAAGGCTACGATATTCCCGAGCCCGACATGAAGGGGTTTGTGACAAAAGCCCAGTTTGACAAAACTGCTTCGGAGCTTGCGTCATGGAAGAAGAAACATAACGCACTTGCGGCGCAGGGCGAAAACGTGCAGAATGCGCAGAATGAAGAGATTGAGACGCTGAAGCAAACGGTAGCGGCACTTCAGAAAAATGAGAAGATCAATGCGCAGACTGTACAGCTTACGGCACTCGGCTATGATGCCGAACTTGCTAAAGCGACTGCAACGGCAATGGTTGACGGTGATTTTGCAACCGTCATGTTGAATCAGCAGAAGTTTATCACCGAACATGATAAGTCCTATAAGGCACAGCTGATGGGCGGCACACCTAAACCCGTGGGCGGCACTGTCAGCGGCAGCGCAATTGATTATACAAAGCTTATTGCGGACGCAAATGCACGAGGCGATATTACCGCCGTTGCATATTACACCCGCCTGCAAGAGCAAAACAAAACAAATTAGGAGTTTGAACAATGGCAGATACTTTTGCTACAAGTTTTGCGGTGCTTAACTATAGCGGTATGCTTTTCAATAAAGGCAATACCCGCACACCGCTTTCATCTATCATAGGCTCTCGGGCAAAGACTACCAACCATGTAGAATTTGTTACCGGACAGAGCTATACTTCCGGCGGCGGCACTCAGCCTGCAATTTCCGAAACAGCCTCCCTGACCGCACCTGATGCTACTGTCGTTACCCGCACTCAGCAGACTAACGTCACTCAGATTTTTCAGGAAACCATCGGTATTTCGTATGCCAAGCAGTCCAACATGGGAACGCTCAGCGGCGTAAACATTCAGAATCAGAGTGCAAATCCGCTTAACGAACTCGATTTCCAGGTTGCGGCAAGAATGCAGAAAATTGCTGCGGATATTGAAGCCACCTTTGTTATGGGTGCTTATAGCAAGGCTACTACCGATGCAACCATAAACAAAACCCGTGGTCTTACCACTGCAATCACCACCAACGTAACGGCAATGTCAAACAAGCCTCTCGGTCTTTGGGACGTTGCTGATATGGTGAAAAAGATTTACGGACAGAATGCGCCGACTAACGGTCTTGTTCTCTGGTGTGATGCAACCACCATGTTCCAGCTCAACGCCGATGCAGTGCAGAACGGTCTCACTGTCGTTCCCGCCGCAAGGGAAGTTAACGGCATTCAGCTTTCAAGCGTTGTAACCCCGCTCGGCGTTGTTTATCTGTATCTCGGCGAATACCTGCCCGCAGGTACTGCACTTCTGCTGAATCTTGACGTGATTGCGCCCGTATTCCAGCCTGTACCCGGCAAGGGCAACTTCTTCCTGGAACAGCTCGCAAAGACAGGCGCAGGTGAAAAGTATCAGATTTTCGGACAGGTTGGTCTTGACCATGGACCGGAATGGTATCACGGCAAGTGGACTGGTATAGCAACCACCTTCACCAAGCCCGAATACAGCAGGACTGTTTATGTTGCGGGCGGCAACATCACCACCACTACGTCGGCTTAAGTAATCTCAAGGCAGGAGGCAAGATATGATGGAACAGCACGAAAAGGAAGCAATGGTAAACGCATTATGCGGAGAAACTGACCCTAACCAGCTTTCCGCATACCTTGCCCTTGCCGCTGACAAAATACTGAACAAACGGTATCCGTTCGGACGGAAAGGGGATGAAGAAATCCCTTCAAAGTATGAAACACTGCAATGCCAAATTGCGGCATATTTGCTTAACAAACGCGGCATGGAAGGACAGACAGGACACACCGAAAGCGCAACGACTATGCAGTTTGAGAGCGGAGATGTTCCTGATTCCATGCTTGATGCAGTAATACCGACAGCGAGGATTTTCTGATGAGACTTGCACAGCGTTTACAGCAGACGGTTTACTACTCGATGTATTTAGGGCGCAAGCCTGTTGCCGTTGACGGTCTTTACACAGGCGAGTACACCATCGAGTATGCTGACCCTGCACCTATCGGAGCAAGCGTAACCCCTGCAAAGGGCGGCACGGAAGCGGAAATGTTCGGCTTGAGCGAAGACTATGACAAAATAATCACAGTTGAGGGCGCAAGCTGGGCATTCAACGAAGCAACACGGTTCTGGATTGACGCAAAGCCCACAGAACCCGCCGATTATGCCGTTGTGCGTGTTGCACAGTCAAAGAACCTTACTGCCGTTGCCGTACGAAAGGTGAAACAGTGAACATACGGTTCGAATTAAGCAAAGACTCGATAAAAGCGGCGGCAAATGCCTTGAAAGCGTACCAAAAGCGTGTTGAAAAATACGAACGTGATTTAAGGCTTGAGGTTGCACACAGACTTGCCGAATACGCTCAACAGCTTGCAGATTCCGCCGAGTACGGTTCAGTTATCGACAACGAAGGCAACGTACACTCCCTTCCGTTCACGTTTGATGTTTCGGTTGCGGATGACGGAAGGCTTGTTGTTGCACATGGCGATGAGGTTGCTTTTATCGAGTTTGGCGCAGGTGTGTACTACAACGGAGCTGTCGGCACTTCTCCGCACCCGAAAGCAGGAAACCTTACAATCGGCTCGTACGGCAAAGGAAAAGGCGCACAGGAAACATGGGCATACATGGACGAAAACGGCGAGTTCGTTTACACTCACGGTACAATTGCGCAAATGCCAATGTATAAAGCTTTACTGTCTATCGCCCAACAAGTCCCTCGTATTGCAAAGGAGGTTGCGGAATCATTATGATTAACGTTGAACCATGGGTCTATACTCAGATATACAATGCAGTTACGGCAAAGTATCCCGATATATCTATCGCAGGGGAGTATGTGCCGTCACCCGCAACCTTCCCGCATGTTTCCGTTGTGTGCGTGTACAACGTCCCCTACCGCAGAGCAAGTACGCTTGAGGAGGTCGAGAATTGCGCTGAAACGGTTTTTACCGTTGATGTGTACTCTAACTCCACTGACGGCAAGAAAAGCCAATGCTGGGCGATTATGAGCGTTGTAGACGATGCTATGAAGGCAATGAACTTTAGCCGTGCTGATTGTTCGCCCCGAACCGTCCCGAATCTGGAAACCGACATTTACAGACTGAATGCACGTTACCGTGCAATAATATCAAACAAAAACGAAATCTTTAGGGGGTAATTTATATGCCTATTGAATGTACCACCGTAGGAATGAAATTCGCTTATTGCGTTGAGACTACCGCAGGTACCAGACCCACCACAGGCTTTACCGTGCTTAACGGCATTGTGTCTGTAGGCGCAATCACTATAACTCAGAATCCTTTGCAGGTGGTTCTTCCTGCCGAAAAGAAATATCGCTACCTTAAGGGCAAGGACGATATAAGCGGCGAAGTTGACGTTGTTATGTACAACGAGAATTCATACCTGACAGGCTGGGAAACCATGCGCACCGCCGCTGAAACCGCAAGAGCAAGCGGAAAAAGCACATGGTTTGTATTTCTGCCCGACGGCAACCACAAAGCGTTTGCGTTCACCGCTTCGCCCGGCGTTCTCGGCTCTGGCGGTCTGTCCGACAACATGATTTACGAAGTCAACACTTCGCTGACCGTTGAGGACGTGGGCGGCTATGTCGAAAAGCCCACAGTTAAAGCTAATTCCGACTAATCAGAGGTAATACAACATGGAAAACAAAACCAATCTTCCCAAAACTCTGACCTTCACCTTTGAAGGCAGGGATTACACTCTTGAGTTTACCGCTCGCACTTGCGAAATTGCGTACACCAAGTATGACCTTCGTATCGAAGACGGTGCTTCCGCTATTTTCAGGCTTCCCACACTGTTTAAGTGTGCATTGCTGAAAAACCATGCGGATATTTCGAATGCGCTTGTTGAGCGTATGCTTGACGCACTCGGCAACAAAGCCGAACTTGCAGGCAAGCTTGCGGAAATGTATCTTGCACCCGCAATGTCGCTTGTTGAGGAAAGCAAGAACGAAGAAGAGGGAAACGCAATCAGCTGGAACGCAAGTTTCTAAGTTTTTCCGAATCTGACACAGGCGGGGGTGAAAAAACCGTCCCATGGAACATACAACTTGTTCGTGAAACTTTTCCGTATCTTCTCTCTATCGGAATGACGGCGGAGCAGTACTGGGATGGCGATTTTACCCTCGTTTTATCATATTTGGAAGGACATAAGCTTGCACTCCAGCGTAAAAACGAAAATGACAACTGGAATGCATGGCTGCAAGGTCGGTACACCTATGAGGCACTGGGTGTTGCGCTGTCAGGAATCTTCTCCAAGCACAGCAGCGCGAAATATCCCGATAAACCGTACGAGATGCAAAACGATGAACGCAAAGAAAAACGCAAGCCCAAGCCTAAAGATAAAACAGAGTTTTACAAAAGCTGGGATGAACTCGCAGAGCAATACGAAGGAAAGGAGGACATGTCTTGTCTGTATCGATTGATGAACTTATCATAGGCATAGATTCTGACGCTTCGAAAGCGTTACAAGGCTTAAAATCGATGGTGGATACGCTCAATCAAGTATCCGCACCGACTGAAACGGCGGTTAAATCGCTGAAAAAGCTAAAGAAAGTGCTTGAAGCGATAAACGGATTAAGCGTTAACGTCAAAGGGCTTTCAGAGCTTACGAACGCACTCAAAGAAATGTCGGGGTTTGATATTTCAAACCTTAAAAAACTTCCGAATGCGTTGAAAAAGCTGTCTAAGGTTGACATTGCTTCGCTTGTCCCGCAATTTCAGGCACTTGCAGACGCTATGAGACCGCTACCGCAAGTCATGAGAGATATTGCGGCGGGGTTTGCGGCACTGCCGCAAAACATTCGGGCTTACGTTAATGCCGCCAACAGTGCGCAATCAGCAACACAGAAGAAACTACTCACGTTTGCGCAATTGCACATTAAACTGCGTTTGATTTTCAATGTATTCCGTACCGCCGTAAACGCCGTCTCTGAGTGGGTTGACGCTGCAAACACCTACATTGAAGACATGAACCTGTTCAGTGTCGCAATGGGCAAGTACGCAGAATCAGCACGGAATTATGCGCAAGAAGTTGCAAACGTGATGGGCATTGACCCAGGCTCATGGATGAGGTATCAGGGTGTATTTCAAACCCTTGCAACAGGCTTCGGCGTTGCGGGCGACCGCGCCGCCGTAATGAGCCAACAGCTCACACAATTGGGCTACGACATATCCTCATTCTACAACATTGACGTTGAAGCCGCAATGCTTAAGCTCCAAAGCGGCTTGAGCGGTGAACTTGAACCGTTGCGCCGTATAGGCTATGACCTGTCGCAAGCAAGGCTTGAAGCTGAAGCACTGTCACTGGGTATTCAAAAGAATTTCAGCGATATGACGCAGGCTGAAAAGGCATATTTGCGTTATTACGCTATTCTTACTCAGGTTACACAGGCACAGGGCGATATGTCACGCACACTTGACGCTCCGTCAAATCAGCTCCGAATACTGAAAGAGCAAGCTACACAGGCGGCTCGTGCGCTCGGTGAAATCTTCATTCCCGCATTGAACGCAATCCTACCTTATGCAATTGCCGTTATGCACGTTATTCGTGACCTTGCTTCCGAAATTGCGGCGGCTTTTGGGTTTGAAATGCCCAAGGTTGATTACTCCGACCTTTCGACATCGGTTAACATAACGGACAATTTGTCAAGCGGAATAGAAGACGTTGCGGACGGAATCGACCATGCAAACACATCGGCAAAGAAATTCTCACGCACGCTTGCGGGGTTCGACCAATTAAACATCGTTGGCAGTGTGTCAGGCGGTGGAGCAGGCGGCGGCGGTGCAAACATCGATACTTCCGGCGGCGGGTTCGACTGGGACAAGTTGCCGCTTCCGACCTATGATTTTATCGGCGATTCTATATCCGAAAGGGTTGCGGCAATTGAAGAGAAAATCAAGGGCGCAATTCCGACAATCAAGTTTTTCGGAGCGTTGCTTGCAGGCGCACTTGCTACTGTCGGCATAATTAAGCTAATCAGCAAATTCAAAGAATTTGTCAAACTGCTTAAGACTTCCGCAACGGCGGCAAAAACGCTTAAAACGGCTCTCGGTATCGGGCTGATGGTTGCAGGTCTTACGCTGGCTTTTGAAGGCGCAAGGAAAATCGGCGCAGGCGAAGCTGAATTAAAGGACTACATCAAAACCGCTATCGGTTCGGCACTCGGAATTGCGGGCAGTCTGCTCATTTTCGGTACTGGACCCGTCGGCTGGACAATCGGAATCCTTGCGGCACTCAGCGTTGTTATAGCAGGTATTGCGATAGGCGCAAAAGAGAAGCTTGATAAACAGGTTGCCGAATGGTTCTTTACGGCAGGCGACAACACAATTTCGGTTGATATGCTTGCCGACAGCTTCGATAAAGCCCTTTCGAATATTAACGGCGTGAACGGCGCACTCGACAGCGGCATAAAAAAATACAAAGAGTACTCCGATAATGTTGACACAACCCGAACCGAACTTGAGAACCTTATAGGCGACTTGCAGGTTATTTCGCCCGATGACCCCGAAGTTTCAACCCTTGTTGACAACATTATTTCAAAGTTCAACGAACTGCTTGATTACAGCCGCCTTGAGCTGAAAGAAATCGGCATGAACATCAAGCGTTCGCTTGCAGGTTCAATGGGCGAAGTCGTTGAGGCAATGGGCGGTGACGTTGCAACCTACATGGCACTTGTTGACGAAATGGTCAACGGCGGTGTGGAATCGTTCGATGACATTACGCAACAAATCAAGGAACTGAGCGTACAGTACGAAGCAGGAACAATCAGCCTTGATGAGTTTTCGCAACAGTCTTCCGCATTGTACAGCAAACTGCAAACGCTTGTGGGCGATGGCAGCGGCAAGATACTGAACCCGCTTTCCTCCGCCGAAGCTTTGTTTGGCAGCATCAACTGGGAAAACAAAGACGAAATCACAGGCTTCTTTGAGCATATCACCGAATCAATCAGTGAATCCCGCACGCTTGCGGAGCAGGAACTTAAGGATTACAATGCAATGCTTGACGACCTCATGCCTTTCGCAAGCACCCCCGCACAGGTTAATGCCATTGCGAAGCTAAGGGCGGCGGCGAACGAAGCTTACCATAACAGGCTCACGCAGATAGGCGAGGAAGTCACAGGCTTAGGTGCGCTCATAGAACAGGACACAATGGAGCGTTACCAAACTATCCTTAATACAGCGTGGACAGAGAGTGCGGGTACGTCGCCCTTCATGCGTCGGGATAGTTTAAGATTCGCTGCAAAAAGCTTTGTAGAGCAATTCGGCGACCCTATTCTACAACAGCTCACCGAACTATATGGTGAGGATTCGTATAAACTGCACTACTTCGAAGAGCTTATCGGCGGCAAAATATCTTCAATGTTTAGTATCGGCACAATCTCTGCTGGGCTGAACGACCATAAAGGGAATTTTTCCGAGTGGTTGTACGAGGCGTACTTTAAGGATGCACTTGAGAATACAAGCGGACGCATTGAAGAATGGCGAAACGGTGACTTTATCGATGCACTTGCAGCGGCAGATGAAGTTGGCGCAATTGAGTTCAACGAGTTGTTCAACGAGCATTACATCAACCCTGCACTCACCAATGCCACAGAGCGTGTACAACGTTGGAAGCGCAAGGATTTCCGCGACGAAATTGCAAGCATTAATGAGTTTGTCGCAGGAGACGCAAGAGCGGCGGGTACAACCATAGGTACAGAAGTTGCCAATGGTTTGTCGAACGGGCTTGAAACGGCAACAGAAGCGTTTAACAAGTGGTTCAACAAGCTGTCGCCGAGAGTGAGATACATCATGGGCGTACTCGTAGGAGCGGGAGGCGGCAGTGCGTCACTTCCTGGCATGAACATTCCCGCATACGCAAGCGGCGGGTTCGTTCCGAAAGGCGACCTTTTCATTGCGAACGAAAGCTCACCCGAATTTGTCGGCAACATCGGCAACCGCACGGCTGTCGCAAACAACAATCAAATCGTTCAGGGCATTGCAAGCGGCGTACAACACGCAAATGCCGAACAGAACATGCTGCTAAGAGAAGTGCGTGATTACCTCCGTGCTTTACTGAATGCTCAAGGTGACAATACTGTTGTATTTGCGCCTTCCGTTGAGGCTGGACGAGTGGTTGCACGTTCGCTTAAAATGTACGAACAAACGAAAGGATATTAACATGCCAAGGCTTGATGATTTGTATACAAATTACAGCATGGGCTTCGAAGTGGATGGGGTTCCGATTCCGAACCCCTCCGCTCACGGCGGCTCAATTAACGAACTCGACAGCGGAGCGGCGAATGTCGGACGTGACTTGACAGGAACAATGCACAGAGCATACATCGCCACTAAAACCCCGTTTTGGCTGGAGTATTCCTACATTCTCTTTCCGAAAGCTCACGAAATAATCGCACTTTGCAGTAAACCGAGTTTTACCGTGCGATATAAAAGCTTGCTGACGGGGAAATTTGAGGAAATTGTGGCATATAAAGGCGCAAATTTGACATATACCGTTCCCGACTGTTTGGACGGAGACTGGGACAGTGCCAAAGTCTCTTTCAAAATTGAATTTATCGAGTATTAGGAGCAACCATGATTACAGCGACTAACCAATTCCACGAAGCAATTCGGCAAAGAAACCCTCGGGAACGTATCTTATGTCTGTTCTCAAACCCGCTTTACGGTGAAGTGCCGTCACTTGTCTCCACAATGATGGCATGGACGGACGAAGACATTTCGGCGCAAGGCGTGAACATCACCGAAACAATGTGCGCTGACGATGAACTGCACATTGGCGAAACAAACTCCGCAACGATAAGTCTTACACTAATCAACCGTGACCAATTGTTAACCAACTACATTGTCAGCAGTGCGTACTCAAACGACTGCACCGTGTACATGGGCGTTGAAACGCTCTCACGCAACGTACAGCCGCCGCAGGGTGCGTTATGCTATGCTTATATGGGTTACACTCCCTTCACGACAGGAACGCTTATAGAGGGCTACAGCACCGCTCCGTACTTGCGCATAGAGGGCGAAGGTGCGCCTATGCAGCCTCCGTTTGCCGTGCATTCTGTTTTCATCGATGAAGACTACACCGACACAGGCGCAAAGATAACGTGCATCGGCGCAAACGAAGGCGAAGTGTGGGCTTGCAAATGGGACTACGGTTCATCATGGGCGCAAATGGGACTGTTTGCATGGGGTGAACTGTCTTCCCAAACATGGGGAAGTTTCAACGGCACGTTTGCGGGATGGGAAGGATTGTCCCTCAGCACATTCATGGGCAAAAAACTTCAACGTCTTGCGCTGAAACATCTCAGCTTTGCACGGCGGGGAACAACGCTGATTGAGTACAACATGCGTGGCACGGCTTCACATTTCGAATACCGTTCGTGCGGTGTATTCCGTTTTGACAGACCGAGACTGTTGAACGCCGAAACAATTAAATTAAACAGTTTTGATAAGCTTGAAAAAAGTGACAAAAAGGTGTATAATTTCCTTGAAGGGCTGACGTATCCGATTACACTGGGTTCGCTGTTCACACAGCTTTGCGCCGAAGTCGGATTAACCCCTGCTAAAACGACATTCACGAACTCCACATATTCCATTTCGGCTAAACCCGAATGGCACGAGGATATAACATCAAACGAGGTCTTTCGTGACATTGCCGAAATTGCGTGTTCGAACGTGCGTATGACCCGTGACGGCAAGATTTCGCTCGGGTGGTTTACGGCGCAGAATTACGCTTTGCCGCAGAGTATGCTTTTCTCGACAGAGATATACGATTTTGAAGTGAAAAGAATTGACAAACTCATTGTTGAGTTCGACCGTAAAAGCACAGGCACTACTGCAAAGGGCATTGAAAAGGTGACGTTGACCGTGGGAACGGGCAATAACGCTTATTATATCCGCAACAACCCTTTGGTTATGGGGACGGACACTGTTGTTAAGAAGATGATGAATACTATTCTTTCAAAGCTTAAGTCTTTTGCAGAGTACAATCCTGCAATAATAACGGCTGTTTCCGACTGGACGGTTGAAGCGGGAGATATAATAGACGTACAAGCACACGGAAAAAACTTTTCATTGCCGATTTTTAGGCAAGCGATAACCTACGGCGGAATTGCCGTTGCGACTTATTCGAATGACGGTGAAGAAAACAGAAAGGCGACAGACTAATGGCTACTACCACTCCTAATCACGGCTTCAAAAAGCCCGCTGCAACCGACAATGTAAACATTGCGGTGCTGAACTCAAACATGGATAAGCTTGACACGCTGTTTGACGCAAAAGAGATAACCATGCTCAATTATGCGCTTGCGGCGGCGAATGCGGCAATAAGCACGTCTGACACGGTTAATACGGCAATCGGCAAGCTCGAAAAAAGGCTTGCAACCGTGGAGGCAGACACGGGCAACCCCGAACCCCTTTCCGCTTCAAACATTGCGGCGGACTACACCGCAGACTTGGTTGCTCCTGCCGACATAACCGAGAATGATACTATCTTGCAAGTACTGCAAAAGCTGATGGCGTACATACGATTCTGGACTGTACGCCGCATTGCGGTTATTGACGGCAAGGGCGGCAGAACGCTTACGGCATACGGCTTTGACGATGTTGCAACGGCAACCGTTAAAATCCCCACAAAATTATCCGACTTAACCGTAACCGAACCCCTTTCCGCTTCAAACATTGCGGCGGACTACACCGCAGACTTGGTTGCTCCTGCCGACATAACCGAGAATGATACTATCTTGCAAGTACTGCAAAAGCTGATGGCGTACATACGATTCTGGACTGTACGCCGCATTGCGGTTATTGACGGCAAGGGCGGCAGAACGCTTACGGCATACGGCTTTGACGATGTTGCAACGGCAACCGTTAAAATCCCCACAAAATTATCCGACTTAACCGTAACCGAACCCCTTTCAATTGCAAACGGCGGTACTGGTGCTGCAACCGCTAATGCTGCCGCTCGTGCGCTTGGAACGTGTTATGCAACTTGCGATGCAGCGGCACGCCTTGTAGCTAAAACGGTAACCCTGTTAGGCAAGAACACACCGTACAACCGTTTTGCGGGTTCAGTTGCATATGTGCTTTTCGTAAACGGCAACACAGCGGCAAACCCCACGCTTGATGTGGCTGGCACGGGTGCGGCGGCAATTATCAACTGTCACACAAATGCGGCTGTATCGGCAACGGATATAGGCGTAAACATGACGGCACATTTAGTGTTTAACGGCTCAAGCTGGGTTCTTATGAATCCTGCTTCTTAAGGAGGCAACATGCACACAATACAGGTATCTGTTCGTGACAAAATTGCGACACAAACCGATGGCACTGTTATAATCAACGGCAACAGCGATTACAGCATCGAGTTCGACTTTGATGCCGAATGGGCGGGCTTAAACAACAAAGTCGGAATATTCGCCTACAACGATGCAGCAGCTCACAAATGGGCATATCAAACAGTGCTGTTTAGCGGTAACACCTGCACCGTGCCTATACTGCGGGATATACACTGCGTATACGTCGGCGTAACGGCGGGCAACGTGCGAGTTACTACCCCCGCAAAGGTGCAGTGCAGACTGAGCATATCCGACTATGCGGACACAGAAGAACCGCCCTCTGCCGATGTTTGGGGACAAATCCTTGCAAAGTTGGACGAATTGCAGACAGAAATTGACGAAATTAAGGCGGGCGGCGGTGCGGAAGTATATTATGCCGAGCTTGATGGGGAATATCCATCGTACACGCTATCAGCCGATACGCCTCTTGCTGATATAGCAAAAGCATACGCGGCAAATAAATCTATTGTTTGCAGGTGTAAAATAGGCAAGATGACGGCAACACTGCCGTTGTTTATCCCAATACCCGAGATAAACACATGGTTTTTTAGCGGCTCGGGTGCGCTGGCCGAAATGAGCTTCCCTGCGCAGTCGATGACTATCGCCATCGCCAATGGCACTGTGCAGGCAAGCAATACGCGGCTGGCATCTATGGATAATATCCCCACGGCGCTGAAAAACCCCAACGCGCTTACAATCAAGATAGGCAGCACCACCGTAACCTATGACGGCAGCAGTGCTGAGACCGTGGAAATTGCGGACGGGAGCGAGGTGAGCTACTGATGGCGAAGAAACTTTATGAGGAATCCTCCGTGCAGGCGATTGCAGCAGCTATCCGTGAGAAGAACGGAGCGGCCACAAAATACAAAGTTGCTGAGATGGCAGATGCTGTGCGAGCGCTCTCTGGAAGCGAAGCAATCGAGTGGCATCAGTGCCCGGAAGCCGTCCGGAACTTTCTTGCCAACGTGACGTATGACCCAAGCGACTACAGCACATCTCAAATCGCAAAGTATGCCCCCGCGACAGCAGTTGTGAGCAACTACAAGCCCATCGGGCAGACGGCTGGCGGCGTGATGCACTACAACGAGCAGCCGGGCGTGCTGACACCTTTTGCCGGAGACGGCGCGGCGGGCACGCTTAAGCCGCTGGACTTCCTGCGATGGATAAGAACCCGAGAAAGTGCGCAAGCTTGGAACGTTCGTGACCTTGGTGGATGGGCTTGTGACGGCGGCACGGTGAAATACGGGCTGCTTATTCGCGGCGGAAAGCTGGCGGCGGCTGACCGGGCCGTGCTCGTCGGCAAGCTGGGCATCCAGCATGACCTTGACCTCCGTGGCCGCGAGGGCGGCGGCTCGGACGACGAGCCGGAAATGACAGAATCTCCGCTTGGAAACGACGTATGGTACACACGCACACAGCAATATGCGTGGTATGCTCTGACACCAGTAGCGACATGGCAGGCTTACTTCCGCTGCGTGATTGACGCAGTGACACATCGGGAGCCGGTGTATTTTCACTGCACCGCAGGGGCGGATAGAACAGGTACATTGGCTTGTATGCTGGAAGGCTTGCTTGGACTGTCGCAATCAGACATCGATAAGGATTATGAACTGACGACGTTTTATTCCGGCTCTGGCTCAGACGCTATTGCACGACGGCGCAATGAGTCGGACTGGAAAGGTCTCATTAATGCCATTAATGCTATGTCGGGGGAAACATTCCGCGACAAATGCGTTCACTTCGCGGTAGGAACGTGTGGCATGACGATGGCTGACATCAATGCTTTCCGCGCGGCTATGATTGACGGTACGCCCGAAACCTTACACTGGTATCAAACAATCACCAAAAATCTCACAGGCTGCACAGTCAGTAATAACTTATCGCAAGTTGAATATGGTGACAGCTACACGGCGACTGTGGCGGCAGATGTTGGCAAAGAGCTAACTTCCGTAGTTGTCAAAATGGGAGGCGTGGACATTACAACCACGGCTTATACAGCTAGTAGCGGTGCAATCAACATTGCCAAAGTGACGGGAGCAGTCACGATTACAGCAGTCGCAATTATGCCGTCTGTGACTTACACCATCACGCTGAATCTTACCAACTGCGCATCGTCAAACACGGCAACCAGCATCGCGGAAAATGCGTCCTACACCACGACGCTCTCCCCGACTGGCGGGTACAAAAAACTCGGCACAATCACCGTCACGATGGGCGGCGTGGACATCTCCGCTTCGGCGGTGTCTGGCAGCACAATCACAATTGCCAAGGTAACGGGCGACATCGTGATTACCTGCGCGGCGGTCATCACGAACATCATCGACACCATCGGCATCTCTGCAAACACGCGCTTGAGCACTTCAAGCGGCGAGAACCGGACGCAGAGCGGATATGCGGCAATCGGGGCAAACAAAGACGCGGCAAGCCTGATTCATCTCACGGCTGGTGATACACTTCGCGTCAAAGGCGTAAGTTTGCCCGCGTCAAACGATAGTTACAGCGCAATCGCGTTGTACAATGCAAGTGGAACGTTCAGCACTTCTACTTATCTGCACAACGGGCTTGGATGGAATAATCTGACGTTTAACAATTCCGGGAACACCGTTGTCATAACAAGTGGCGGCGACCATTATTTCCGCATATCGCTGATTTGCACAGACGCATCGGCGGTCATCGCTACCATCAACGAACCAATCATGTAAAATGAGGCACAAGATGGACATCATCGAAGCATTTGCAACTAAGAATAAGTGCTATAAGGCATACGACAACGCGGTATGGGAGCGCATATAGTTACGGTCGAAAAGGCGGTATTGGATAAACCCTTGACACAGCTCGAAATATATGCTATAATCAAAACATGAAGTACGATGTTTTTGATTTTATTCGGTGGGGCTTGCGGCATACAATACGTTATGCCGCCCCTGCTGATGCAGATATGCCGCTGTCGCCCGATGAATGCGGAATATATCCCACACGCTATCTGTTTGGGACTGTTTGGAAGCCCTGCACCAAAGCTACGCTGAACGAGCGTTTTGTCAATCATTACGCAAAACAGGGCTACAGCGAAGAGGATTTTGCCCGCATCACGTCTGAATGGTCGGAACGTGATTACGCGACAGACTGTCAAGGCTTGCTTGACGCATGGCTGACGGTTGAATGTGGCGAGAAGACCGACATTAATGCGCACATGAACTACACCGATTGGTGTACGGACAAAGGCGCAATTGCCGACATAAGCCGACCGTATATTATCGGCGAAGCGTTGTTTATGCAGTCGAAATCAAAAGGCAGAATGACGCACGTCGGTTGGATTTGTGGCAAACTGGGACGTGAACCGCTGGTGCTTGAAGCCCGTGGTTTGCGCTGGGGTGTGGTTATCACCAAGCTTAGCGACAGACCGTGGACGCATCGTGGGTTGATGACGGTTAAATTTAATTATGGCAAAGGTGACAAAATTATGACAAAATTTGAAGTTGTAAGCCCTATGCACGAGGGCAAAGAATACAAAAAAATGCAGGCGGCATTGAATGCGGCGGGCTACACCGATGAAGCAAAAAAGCCGCTTGTTGAGGACGGAAAGTGGGGCAAGAAATCACAGTTTGCGTTTGAACGTTTGCTCGAAAATCACGCAGATTCCGAACCTGTTGAAGAACAGCCTGTAATCAGCAAGACACACACCATCAAACTCACTGTTGACGATGTGGATTGCTACGAATGCACTGTAAATTAACATGAATGACGCAGTACTTACAGCCCTGCTTTCGCTTGCTGGAACGGCGATAGGCTCAATAGCGGGCATTCTTGCGTCAAACAAGCTGACAAACTTTCGGTTGAAGTCGCTTGAAGACCGTGTATCTCAGCACAACCACCTTATTGAGCGCATGTATGGGGTTGAAGACCGTGCTAAGGCGAACCAACACAGAATTAACAAGATAGAAGAAAGGCTTGAATTGCATGAAAACAAACTGGACAATTTGGCTCAAAGCCGCAACCATCAGAGCGATTAAGACAGCGGCACAAACGGCTTGCGGTGTGCTTGCAACTTCCGCATTGCTGTCCGAAGTCAACTGGGCTGTTGTCGGCTCATCTGCGGCAATGGCGGCTATCGTCAGCCTCTTGACATCACTTGCGGGACTTCCCGAAGTCAAAATGCAAGAACGTGAACGATTGCGAATAAACAAAAACACGACCCTTGAGGACGCCTAATTGGCGTTCTCTTTTTTTGCAAAAAATGACGAACACAGAATTAAATAGTATATCAAACACCAAAATAATCTCCTTGCTTAAAGAATATTGTCATGATTCAGTTGCTCGTGACATGGCTGTCATGCGGCTGGTTGAAGGCTCAACGTATATTGACATTGCACATATTTTCAATGTATCTCAATCGACAGCCCGCCGCAAGTGAATCAAGGCTGAAAATGCCGTCAAAATGCACTTAAATGAATGAGCATATCCCGTTGCTGTAATATAATTAAATAAACAAGCAATGGAGGTACGCATGAACCCTTACGGATACAATGTGCCGAACATGTACGGCAACAACACGTTAGTGCCGCAAATGCAGTATAGCCCGCCTGTTCCACAGCCTCAGCTTCCGTTTGGACAGCAATCCAACCTGATATGGGTACACGGCATTCAAGGCGGCAACGCATACAAAATGGGCGCAAATCAGTCTGTTATCCTGCTTGACGAGACCGCTCCGCTTGCGTTCTTCAAACGCACGGACAGCGCAGGGTATGCGACTATGGACATTTACGATTTAACCCCTCACAAAGAATCGGAAACAGATTTACAGTCAATTGAAAAACGTTTAGCAAAATTGGAGGCACGATTAAATGAATCCGATACTGCAATCCCTAAGCCAAAACAACCCGCAAATGGCAAAAATGCAAGAAATGACGGACACGATACAGCAGTATAAACAATTCCGTGCGGCAATGGCGGGGAAAAACCCGCAGGCGTTGCTTAACATGCTCATGCAAAACGGCGGCGTATCCCAACAGCGTATGCAACAGGCGCAGACCCAAGGACAAATGTTTTTGCAGGCTATGCGTAATCAATAACCGACTTTAACAAGTCCATATGGATTATCATCCATCCCAGTGCAACAAACACGGCACAGTGTTTGAATAAATCAAGGATGGTTTTTTTATGGACAACAACTTCACTCCTGCCGATTATGCGGCAATGAACGGCGGCTTCGGCGGCGGCAACCAAGAATGGCTTTGGATTATCCTGTTCTTCCTTTTCGCAGGCGGCGGAAACGGCTTTGGCGGCAACCGTAAAGACTGCGCAACAACCGAAGACGTGCAGAATCAGTTCAATTTTGCGGCACTTGAGCGTCAGAACGGCGAGACTGTTGCAGCGGTTGCAAACAACACTAACGCTGTTACCAACGCAGTGAAAGATAGCGAAATTAGGCTTCAGCAGGGTATCGGCGCACTTGCCGGCATGGAGCAGAACATTATCGGCAATACGTCCAGATGCTGCTGCGAAACCCTTCGTGGCATTGACGGAGTGAATTACAATGCCGCAATGAATACCGCTGCAATCAACGCAAACACCACAGCACAGGTGCAGAAGATTCTTGACGCAATCACCGGCAACAGGATGGCGGACATGCAGAATCAGATTAACCAGCTCCAGCTCCAGTCACAGCTTTGCGGTGTAGTCCGCTACCCTACCAACACGACCTACTCGGTTAACTCTCCCTGTTTCTGCGGCAACGGCTTCAACGGCGGTTGCGGTTGCGGATACTAATCGACTTTGACTTAATCGGCGGGTATCATTTTCGTGACATCACGAATTTGATACCTTGCACCATATCGGAGGTAAACTATGGCATGTTCAAATAATTTTAGAAAATCGGCAGTAAGCACGGTAAACACAGCGGCGCAGACCGTAACGGCAGCGGCAACTCCACTTTCCCTGCTCGGCAGCGTTTGTTACAACAGCGGTTGTTCGCTGTCCGCAAATGCAAGCGGCATCAACATCAAAAGCAGCGGGCTTTATACCGCCTCTGGAAGAGTCACAATCACTCCGACAGCGGCAGGGACTGTTACTGTCTACCTTGCGCTAAACGGCGTTACACTGCCTTGTAGCGTGCGTCAGCAAACGGTTGTGGCGGCATCGCCTATCACCATAAACACCTCAGCAATTGCGTTCGGCGCAGGGGCTTGCGCTTGCAACACATCAACTCTGACGCTTGTTGTCTCGGGTGCAGCAGGAACGGTTGACTATGTAACGGCAGGGGCGGCACGCCTCGCTTGAGAAAGGCGGAAGCAATGGCTGCAAGTGAGATACTGTCTAAAATAGCAACACATCAGGTAAAAGGCATAATGTTTCATGCCCAAATGGCTGATTATTTCGACTTTCTGAACCTCCGTGGATTCAAGCGGTTGCATGAGTATCAGTACATTAGTGAATCAGCCGAATATCGAAAGACTTGCAGGTTTTGCATAAACCATTGCTACAAACTATGCAAAATCGGGCAAACGGAAGACCCACATATCATACCTGACAGATGGTACAGCGCACGGCGGAGCGAAGTGGATACCAACACGAAGCGCAGGGCTGTCATTGAAGCATTTGAGCAGTATGTATTGTGGGAGCAAAACACGCTGCAACTATACGAACAGAGCTATTCCGAACTTGTTGCGGAAGGCAAAATTGCAATAGCGGATTATGTCAAAAATCTCATTGCAGACGTTGCGGACGAACTCAAACACGCCTCCCGCTTGCGCATGGAACTTGCAAACACTGACGGCGATATTGTACACGTTTACGACCTGCAAGATGCTATGCACGAGGATTACAAGCAAAAAACGAAGGTAGTTGGAACGATACTCTCTTGACAGTGCGTTTTGAGCGTGCTATAATTATAACTGTCAGACAGGATGAACCTCTTACCTCGCAGTCAGCAACGGCGGGCGGCTATGATAACACGTTCGCCGTCGCAACTCCTTCTTGCCTGCCTCTGATTAAAAAATAAGGCTGCTGCCTTTTGTAACCGACATAAATGTCGGTCGCAACTCCTTCTTGCCTGTCTTGGCATCTGTATGGCGGGCGATTTCGACCCCGATAAGGTGATGGCCATTAT